ACCGCCACAGACAGCGAAGCATTAGCAGAACCATCCCAAGAGACAGAACCTGTTGCATCACCAGAGAGTGTTAGGGTACGTGCTGTTGTCCATTTGTCTGCGTTAGGGTGATAGCCATCATTGAAAACATGTTGTAGGCCAGCACCCTCATCAACCTTAAATTGTCCGTTTTTAACTTTTTGTATATCCCACTGCGCCCAGTTACCATCTAGAAAACCATAGCTAGTGCCAGATGCATAAAGTTGATATCCATGACTTCCATTACCATAGAAGTGAGAGAGGCCTACGGAAGTGCCAGTAGCTGAAGCCTGAAGTTTAAAGTTTCGATCAGTATTACTATCACTTTTAAAAGTAGTACCATTTGTAGCTACGTTGCCTGAGGCATCTATAGTTAGTCTATCGTTACTGCCCCCAGTTTGAACCTTAAAACCATCCCCAGAACTTGCATGAGCTACAAGGAAGTTATCCGTGGCATCGTACCAAATTGCAGCTTCTTGAGCGCCGTTGTGCTTAAAACTAATCTGAGTATAGCGTTCACCAGCATTGTCTAGAAGTAGCTGATCACCGTTTCCAGAATCTATTGTCACCCCACCGTTCAGAGTGCCACCAGCCAAGGGCAGCTTAGTGCTATCAGCTACAGTAATGTTAGCAGTGCCGTTAAAGGATACTCCGTTAATAGTACGGGCATTTTGTAGCGCGGTAGCCGTGGAGGCGTTGCCCGTTAGGGCCGCTGTAACTGTACCTGCAGAGAAGTTACTGGAGGAATCTCGAGCAACGACCTTAGAGGCTGTGTTAGCGGAGGTAGCATCTACGCCAAGGGTATATGCTTTGTTCTCAGACGCAGACCCCCCACCAGTAAGGTAGGAGCCATTGGCGATGGAAGAGACATAATTGCCAGTAGTGTCGGTGCCCAAGGCCACAGAGTTTGCTTGTATCGTAGCAGTGCCAGTGACGTTACCAGAACCGTCAAACGAGGCGGAAGTCCAGACAACATCGCCTGTCATACCAATGGTACGCCCTGAAGCAAGAGACGTTGCAGTGGTGGCGTTGCCACTCAAAGCACCCGTAATTGTGCCCGCGCTAAAGTTACCCGAGCCATCTCGGGCAACAATGGTAGAGGCTGTGTTAGCGTTTGTCGCGTTGGATGTAACTGTAAAAGTCCCACCTTCGCCAGACAACGAGCCAGAAAGACCCGTGCCTGAAGTAGCGCCCGCACCGACATAGCTGCCCGTAGTGTCCGTGCCCAAAGTAACGGAGTTAGGCTGAATTGTGGCTACACCTGTGACATTACCCGTACCGTCAAACGTCGCTGAAGTCCAAACGACGTCGCCTGTCATACCAATCGTGCGGGCTGTAGCCAGTGCGGTAGCTGAAGTAACCGGCGTGACTAAAGAGAACTCAGTGCCCGAGATCGAAAGGCCTGCACCCGCAGTATATATCGGGGCGTCAGAGACCTGCGCAAAGACAATACCTGTTGTACCAAAAGTAATAACACCTGATGTGGTCATCACGTCAAGCTCACCACCGTGAACCGTGCCCTCAGTAATGAAGAACGCATCGCCTTCACCCAAGGCGTCTGGGTCACTTGGGGAGTAAGAGTCAGCGTCTGTGGCACGGGTGAGTACCCAGTTTGTACTACCAGAACCTACTGTAGTGACAGTGTAGACGCCATTATGCGCTGTATTAGTCTGGTCTTGGACCATAACACGATCAGTCGCGACAAGAGTAACCCCGTCCAAAACCAAAGCGGCTTGAGTGCCTGCGTTAGTTAGTGTCGCACCAACTCCACTCGACCCATTGCTATAAGTAGCGTTGAGGTTTGCGGTAGTTTCGGCTCGGCAAGCCTGATGATAGTGAATGCCCGCCGCAGCGATTGTGTCAACATACTGCTTGGTTGCGGATTGTAGTGCCGCGGTTGGGTCAGCGTTGAGGACGAGGTCTCCCGTCATCGTACCACCAGCTTTAGGTAGTGCCGCATTGGCAGTGGTGTTGAGGGTCTGTATATCTACGCCATCAACCGTACCACCAACTACCAAGTTGTTGCCGATGGTTACATTGTTGCTAACGTCCTCAATAACTGCTTTATCCGCAGGGTAGGTCAGGAAGATGTTCTTCGTTCCGACGCCCCAGCTTACGGCGTTATTAGAGTTTGAAGATGAAAAGACAGTCGTTCGGGATATTAAGTTCCCCGAACTAGCGTATGTGCCTAAACCAACTTCAAAGTCTACGTTATCCGTTACAGAATAATACACAGTGTCCGCGTTTGATGTAACAACGGAAAAAGCCTGAAACCCGGGAGATGCACCTCCAAGAATGTATGCCCCAGTCCCAGTAGTGTTAGTGGTTTCTTGTACGCGATCAGCGACAATTAGAGACATAGGGCAACCCCTCTATTTTAAGCAATGCGGATGATAGCGTTCGATGCATCACCTGTTGGGAACTGGATAGTAAAGGTACCGGTAGTAGAAGTTTTATCGGAGCCAAAATCCAGAACTGCTACCGCAGGATTGCCCGCCGCTGAACTGTTATAAATAACCGCGCCTCGAGCTGTTATCGTTGCAACTGTAAACTCAAGGTTTACAAAATCAACTATACCCGTTGTGCCGTCGGCTTTTGGGAAAGTAGCCGTTGTGGTAAGTGTACCACCGCCCGCGCTATAACTTCCTGAATTTCCAACCTCGTTGGCGGTTCTGTAAGTCGTAGTGCTTGCGTCAAACGCAGCGCCAGCGTTCGAATATAGCGCAAGTTTAAAAGTGCTACCCGTTGAGGGGGTAAAGTCGTGAATCCCTTTTAAGAGTTCCGACTTAAACGACGTGCACATGAAATTACCGTTAAAAGACATGCTAAATTCTCCTTGACCCGTTAACGCAAACTAGCAGATTTTGCCAAATCTGCAACAATTATTGCTTTGCCCGCACAACGCGGCCAACCCTGTAATCTTGAGTAGGCTCTTTAGCCTCACCAAGCATTCTCAAACCAACCATAGCTTCTGCAAACTTATCGTTATACATAGCCATTACGTCCTGTTCACCCTTCATAAATATATAGGCCTCAACGAGGCTTCCATACAACAACGCTAACTCAGCGTTATTACTTAACCACGTAGTGCCTGTAGTTGCACCAGCAGTAATACTCGCAGGGCGATACAAATAATGAAGCTCGCAGTCATAATTTGCATTAGGGGTAGGTGCCAAAACCATGTTGTTTACATCAAACTGTGCATAGTATTGAGGCACCCCCTCGATAGAGGGGTCTGGGGCAAACGACTGGCAGAATGAAACGTCTTTAAACTCTACAAAGACTTTCTCGCCATTTACGTTAAAACTCAAGGAAAACGGAGCTAGGAAGTCCGTAGGGGAGGACAAATACTGCCCGCCTTTAGACATTGTAGCGCTGGCGTTCCTACGAAACAAATCCAGTTGGATACTCTTTAGAATACGTTCTTCTGTATTCCGAATAAACAAAGGAATATTAGCTACGAAAGTGGCTTCCGTATTGTCCGTGTAATCTTCTATCGCTGATGTTAACGCCGCGTAGTCCATCAGAACTTACCCCATTTTATAATTGCCGCCGCGTGTAGCGGACCCCATACCACGGCACTTGCCGCCCATGTTCATCTTCTTGACTTTCTTCATCTTACCGCCGTAGGCCATTTTGCCCACGCCGTCAGCAGCGTAGTCGGGGACCATCTTGCCGCCCGGACCTTTGACCATGTTTAACTTGCCGCCGTCTTTCATACCCATCATAGCCTCGGTCATAGCCTCTTCTCTGGCACGACGTTTTGCAGCGGCGTTACCACGGGCAACGGCCCCAGTCTCTGCGCGTTCTTGTGCAGCTTTCATGGCTTTTTTCGTGCGAGCTTTAGGGCGCAAGGATTTTCTAGGGGCTGGCATATTAATCTCCTATACAATAGTTATGTTTCCAACCATAGCAGAATGCGACGTGCATTGATATACTAGGGTTGTATCGGAAGGTTCGTGAGGGACAATAAACTGAGTTAGCCCTGTTGTAGAGTTATAATTGTCTGTAACGCCTGTAGTAAAAGCTGAACCACCATTAGACGTTCTAATCTGCAGAGGATGACTACCCACATTTGCCGTGTTATCTATAAGATAGGTAAGGCCTTTGTAAAAAGTAAAGTTCGGGTTGTCACCAGACGTGGCACCGGGGCCAGTAAACGTATAAGCAGAAGAACCATTAGTGCCTGTTGTGTACTTAGTTACAGGACCAGTTGTCTCGTCGTTTACTCGAATCCATACCCCTCCGTGCGCGAAATACAGCCCGCCAGTTGCATGGACATGGGCTACTGCACCGTGGTATGTTGAGGCACTGGGGAGGTCCGTTAAAGCAGTGTAATAGAAGACGATTTTGTTCGCGCCAGAGCTTACATCTATCACCCCATTTGCATCTATAATGTCGGTAAGCGTAGTTCCATTACCAAGCGCATTATAAACCTCGTTGAAGTTATCGTTGATTTTGTCTGCACCAACACGAAGGGTGTCGCCCGTCCCATCATTTGCAGATGAACCAATGCCTACTGCTTGCTTTGCCATTTTCTATCCTTCATCGTAGGTCTGTGCGGTTGAGTCTAAAGTTTCGCCTGTGCTGTCCCAAGTTCCCGCATCGCCAGTTACGGCTACGCTGTCAACTGCACTAGAAACGGAAACACCAGTGACACTAACTATTTCGTTAGGTGCTTCAGTAATGGAAACAGTAACTCTTCCGACGGAGATTACCATATATTGTGCTGGGTTCCAAACGGGGTTCCAGCCGAATAAACCTCTACCCGGGTCCACATCTGGGCGGGGGTTTAGCAAAGATTGCGGGTCAGATGTATTTACGTTGCCCAAGAAGTTCTGAGGTTGGTCAGGATCGAGAACATCTTTACCCACACGTAGGCCAGTCCTTACGCCGTGCTGAACTTCAAACACTAGGTCTTCCAGTTTATAGCGAAACCCGGTCCGGTCACATATACCGTATGCGTGTTTGCCACTGGCGTAAGCAGGCATTAGATAGCTCCTCGGAACGGAACTATCTGAAGAGCGGAACGATCTTGGTCTTCATTCGCCGCTAAAAGAAACTGGGCCTCGTACTCTTGCTTTAGAGGTGCAACACGGTCCGCTACTTCAGGTCTCTTCATCGCAATGTAGTACGCCAAACCGGCTACAAGTGCGGGTACAAAACGTGGAGGTACAGAAGTAGAGGCAGCGTTAATGCCGCTATCGCTGGCTACGCTATCTATACCTTTAAGACGGTAAAACGCCAAAGTATAAGTTTGCGCGCTGTCTGGTACAGGCCAAAGTGTTACCTGAACATCCGTAGCGTTACGTTGCACGTATATTTGAGAGGGCCGACCTGCGCTATTTTTGTTGCCTTGTTGCGAGTAAGTGGAAACACTCATACGGTCTATGTACGCATCTAACTGTGACACGCCTGTACCTGTACGTAGCTGATGCTCTATTAGATCAATCGTGTCGGCGGGCATAGTGTACGTCGCCGTACCAGCAGTCAACGGTATTGTACCCGCTTCGATAGTGAACAAGTTCAGCCCACGGTTCTGCCACTCTAACGTCATAATGTTGAGACTACGACGGGCCGACTTAATATCATATCCGGTACGCATTTCGATACCCGCACGTTCGTACGCTTCTTCGAACAACTCGTTTAATACTGGTACAACTACTGCCATCACTTAGCCTTCCTGTATTTCGCCGTCTTCTTGGCGATCTTCTTAGGCTGCTTGGCAACCTGCTTGCCCTTTTTAGTGGCCTCGCGCTTCTTCTTCGTAGTAGCGGCGTACTCCGCGGGCGTCAAAGCCTTGATAGCCTTCTCAGGAAGATATCGCTCGCCTGTAGCCTTTTTCCCCTGCGTAGATGGCTTGCCGGACTTTGTCCG